TCTTCCATCATGTTCATCAAGTTATAGCGAAGATTATATTCACCTGTTTGTTGATCAATGTAAGGTGTTTTCTTCATCTTCTGCATCAAACGTTGCATGTATGCATCTACCTCATTTGGAGGAATATTACCCACGTCAATTGTGAATACGCGTTTTTCCGGGGCACGAGTAACACGATGCAATAACATCGCATCTTTCATCAACACATACTGCTTATAAGTTTTACGAGCAGGCTCAATAAACGAGCGCCCGTAAGGCAAGTAGTTAGCGTCAGTTAATAGTCTAAAATGCGCTATTTCATAGTTTTCAAATTTGATTTTACCATCTCTATCTTTAACACGATTAGATACACCACCAGCAGCGATTACCATTGGATCGATCTTAAATGTTACTGCAGATGGGTTGTTTGGATCTTGACCTTCTTCACGAACCATGTCGTATACTGACAATGGTATTACAGAATAGATACCAAATTTTTCAGCAACTTCCATGTGTAAATAGAAATCACCATATTTACACATATTGCGAGTCCATAACCATAAATTAAACTCAATGTTTAATATATCGTAGAATAAGTTGTATAATATTTTTTGAATGTTTTCGTCTGCACTTCTAATTTGAAGTATCTCACCCATTTCATTTTTTAGTGTAGATTCATCAGCAATAATATCTAATGCTGATGCGATAATTGACTCTGTATCCATTGCTTCATAGTCAGTATATAACTGAATACGAAGTGTTTGATAGTTCATTGTTGGGTTGTACGGCATATTAGCTCCGTAGCGGTGCAACTTAGTAAATCTATCAATTAATGCATTTGTTTTTACATTTCCGTAAGCTTGTATTCTATCAACGTCTGTAACCTTTAATTGATTTCCTCCGACATTTCTAATGATTACATCTGTATTGAACAGACGAGTTAATCTAGTAAACAATCCAGGATTATTATTTAATTCAGCCATTTTATGTTTTTATTATATCAATAAATATTTATTAACCTAGCACCCATGTCATATCTTCGAATTGTCCATGTCCATTGTTTATCATGTATGGGTTTTGAGTTCCATCAGGTAATGCAGGACCATAATAGGCATCTTCACCACCTGTTCTTGCAATACCATCAACTGCCGCTCTAGCTAAATTCATACCTTGCTCGTAGAATTTCATTGCAGTATCTCTTACAAATAATCCCATACCTAATGCCATTACCAAGTCATCATTATATCCACTTTGTGCTTGTGCTTTACCATGCATCCAAATGAATACACGTAATTCTTCTAACAAACGTTTTGAATGGAAGGTGAATTGTCTATCTCGAATATACGCCTCCATTTTGGAGATAACAAGTGGTCTTGTCTTAGCTGATGTAGTAAATCCAGGAACTGTTTGATCAGATTCCATTTTAGCCATCCACTTATCCATTTGCATCTCACCATAAGCACGAGGTGAATAATAAGTGTTAGGGTATCCTTTTTCTATTATTGTATTAATAACATCCCATCCAATATTAGCATTCTCTACTACAAGTAAAGCGTTGTTGTACTCAGTAGCAACAGATACCAACATATTTCCATAAGTACGGGTATCCACTTGTGATTTGTACTCAGCCACTTGTTCAAGCGATATAGCATCGATAACATGGAATGCTGAATAGTCTGCACCGTCGCCACGAGCAACGTCAGCGCAAACAACATACTGTTTGCTATAATCAGGATAAGCCCATATCCAAAAATCACCACCCATAAAGCGACGCTCAATAGGATCACTAATAAAAGTTTCTTCATAAAATGATAATATATCAGGTTCAACAACTGAATTTCCAGATCCTAAAAAGTCACAATCATACTCTTGAGCAAATTCACGAGGTGACATGTTTGCATGCTCTGTTTCTTCCCACTTTGCATCTCTATCAGGATGTAAATCCCATTTTAATTTAATTGCTTTAAATTCATTCTTTCCAATTTCAGCATCGGTATACATTCTATGGAACCAGTTACCTACACCATTTGGAGATGATAATGCTATAATTCCACCACCCGTTGCAATAGTTGGTTTAATACTCGTATAAATTCTATCAATACCTTCAATAAAGGCAGCCTCATCCACAATAAGTAACGAAACGGCGTACGATCTACCTGCATCTGATGCGGCTGATGTAGCGACTATCTGAGAGTTATTGGCTAGTTTTAGTGATAATTTATTATCTGATATTGGTTTTATATTACCTTTTAACCAAGATGGTAATGAATTGTACATAAACTGTACTTTTTCTACCATTCCTTTAGCTGTTTCTTGCTTTGTTGCAATACATAACACAGTTTTATCCTTTTGGAATAACATTGTCCATAACGCAAAACCAGCTGATAGTGTTGAGATACCTAACTGTCTTGATTTGTTTATAATACTAAATCTATTATTTCTAAAATCATTTAATACCTCTTCTTGGAATGGATAAAGATGAAATAGTACTCTACCTTTTACAGGGTGAGTAATGTAGCAGTATTTTCTAAAGAAATGTACAGGATCGGTAGCACATTTAATGTATTCCGCCTTGATTATTTCCTTAATATTCGCTTGACTCATGTATATAAATATATAAAAAAAAGCTTAACCTTATGGGGTTAAGCTGTGTTAAACATTGGTCTAAGAATGCTTAACGGAGTGAATCCCTAAGGTAGCACTACTATTTTGCAACCATTAGATATACTAATCCACCAACTACAATACCAGCTCCAATCTTAGTGATTTTGTTTTTAAATTTAAGCTTTTGGTTAGTTATAAATAATTGTTGATATTGATTTTTCCAATCTTTAATTTGTACATCTTGATTAAACATAATGTTCTTATATGTACCTTCTTTCTTAATATAAACTGAAATAACACTATCTTTACCACTTACTCTTGATTCAGTTAATGCAATAACACTATCTTTAATAGTGATAATTTGTTTAGCACCATCTAATTCAACTAAATCCTTAGCCGCAGCTACCAATACTGGTTGTGCTACTGGTAATGGGTTAGTTACTGTATCTTTAGGATAACGAGTGTTGAATGAGGTAACTAATTCTTTTTCGCTATAAGTATCAATTGCTGCTTTAGATGAATCAATAAATTTAGTAACTACTTTTACATGAGATTTAGCATAAGCTAATTTGTCTTGTAATTGTACATCTACTAATACCAATGAATCAATTTTAATACTATCTTGTACTAAATCCAATTTCATTGAATCAACAGCTTGTACTAAGCTATCTTGTTTTTGTAAAAATTCTTTTGATAAACCAGCATCACTGATTTTATCAAATATAATATAAGCACCTATGATAACGGCTAATATTAATAAAACTGCTTTTTTCATATATTTTATTTTATAATTCCTGCGTAAAATTTCATTTTGTTAAGATCGTATTGATCAACTTCTTGTATTGGTTCTTCTGTATCTTCTAATTCAATATCATCTACTTCAACACCACTACGTTTTTGTAAGTATTTTGATCCAGCAACTAAATCAGCTAAACGCTTCTCTAATGTTGTTCTTAAAGCACGTAAACGATCTAATTCTGTAGATGGTTCAGATGAAAACTCACCACCTGGTTTTGAACGTTTAGTTTTTGCAATATCACTTTTAACTTTAGTAATACGATCTTCTAATGTACTTGCTTGCATAAATGCTTCGTAATCTTCATCTGATAATTGACCTGCTACTGGTGCTTTTTCAATTTCACCTGCTTCTGGTTCAATAAAATCTTCAGAACCATCAGCATTTGGTTCACCATCAAAATACATTGCTAATGGGTTTTCAGCACCACCTACAAACATATCTTCAGCATCAGTTGCTGCTGGAGCTTGTGCTTGAGTACCTGGTGCTTCTTCCTCACCACCTGCACCTAATTTTGTTAATACACCAGCATCCATTAAACCATTAACGATAGCGTTAGCGATTTGAGGGCGAGCAAAATTAAACTGTGTTTGTAATGCTTTTTTATCTGCACCTGGATTTTCTTTAAAGTAATTGATAACATCAGCTAGTGATGTACCTGAAATTGTTTTAGTAAATCCTGATGTATCAATATCATCATTTGTTAACTTATATCCTTTAGGGATACGGGCCATTTCATCAATATCATTTTCAGCTATATCTACAGGTTGACCTGATCGTTTTGCTTGTTGAATTGCTTGGCTCACTATTTGAGGAGTTGTTTTTTCACTTTTAGCAATTTGTCCAATTTCATCTGATTGAGTACCAGGAGTAACTTTAGTTACTTCACTTAATACATCTGTTATAGCTTCGCGTATAATTTTGCGTAGTTCTTTACTTTTCATTTTGTCTGCGTTCGTGTTGTTCATCATATAAATATTAAATATTTTGTAAGATTGTAGAAATGCGTTGCTCTGTTGTACCTTCAACCATAATTAATTTTTTAGGTATAAATTCAACTAATGACATTTTAATAACCTCATCTATTTTACGTCTGTAATCTAAATCAGTAGTTCTAACACCATTATCTTCAACTTCAACACCATTAGGAGAAACATATACTACTAAATCATATTGATTACGCAATGTCATAGCAGCCTCAACAAATGAACGCTTATCAAATTGATCAATTGATTGAGCACCTAATGTAAATGCACATACATCCCAAATTGTTCTATCAGTAATAATATTTGGATATAATAATTCAGTAGCACGTTCAGCTAAAAATACAAATTGACCTGGTAATGTAGAATCAGTATTTAAAGGAATACCCAAATCACGTAAATATTTACTACGTTCAGTATGCACACTATGATCTTTAAATTGATCAATTTCACCTAATGCTTTTGCTAATGTAGTTTTACCTACAGACATTGTACCTGTTAATCCTATTCTCATTTATTTCTTTCGTTTATTTTTTTCATTTGGCGTTCAGCTTTCTTCTCCTGCTTATTATTTTTAGCATTCAATTTAATAGCCTTTTCAGCGCCAACCTTATATTTAATATCAACATTAATAGGTCCATTTCTAAACTTATCAATATCGAATGTCCACGTTTCAACAGCATATTCATCTTCATAAACACGAGTAAATTTACGTGGAGCTTCTTCTTGTATTATTGCGGCTGGTCTACCTCTTCTTTCTTCCATACCGTGAATATATAATTTTTATTCTGCCTAAGCTCTAGTTCCTGTAGCTTTTGCTGCTGCTGTTTTATGGAACGGAACACCGTTAACATCTTTCTTTCTTTCTTCCCATTGATCTTTAGTATATTTAAAACCAAATAACCAATACTCAGAGGCACGTTTATTGCCTTGTGGCATGTAAGCGGGTCCTTCCCAGCAATGCATCTTACCCATCCATGAGTAGACGACTGAGCCATCTTTTGTTTCTGTTCGTTTTGTTTCTGCCATTTTTATTTTATTAAGTTTTCTGCAATATAAATTCCGTGTGCACCCGATACTGTAATACCACGAGCGCTTAATGCGTCACCTGCAAAGTGTACATTTGGATACTCATTTAATGATAAATCTGTGTAATTAACTAAAGGTTCAGGTGATAAGTACTTTACTTCAGGAATATACATTCCATAATCATCTCCAAATTCAAATATTTTATTCATATCATTAATAAAGTTTAAAACATAATCAGCATATTCACCAAAGGCTGTTTTAAATATTCTTAAATCTCTAAAAATATATGTTTTAACAGGAGTACCTTCAGATGTAAATGAAGGTAGTCTTTTAGGTGAATAAAATGTTCCAAATTTTTCACTTACAGGTTCTGTTTTACCTTCAGAAAAATGCATATTAATTACTTGGCATGCTTCTACTACTTTTCTACTCCAAGCAAATGGATCTTCAATACCTTTAATTTCCATTAATATACCAAAGTTAGTCATGTCATTTTTAAATTCATCACCTTTTTTAGCGTGACCATTATAGCTATAAGCACCATATGTTTCTTCTACTGCTACATAAGCAGCATTATTATTAGTACAGAATGAACGAATAGATACATTATCAAATTTTTGATATAACTTAAAGTCATAAGACACATCAATTAGTTTCTGAAAGTATTTTTGTGGTGCTTCAAATCTAACACCAATTTGTACTGCTTTAGCTTCAGTTGGTAATTGGTATTTGTCTGATAATGCTTGAGCGAAATCAATACCTGATTTACCCACTGCAAATATTAATTCATCATATTCAGTGTGTCTAGATTCTTTTGATTCTGGGTGATTCCAATAATGGTTAACAATATTATTTTCAAAATCAATTTGTTCAACACATTCATTCCACTTAAAATTAATACCTTTATCTAACAAATAAGAATACCAATTCTTAGCAATTTCATGTAAATAGTTTGAACCAATATGCCACACAAGTGACATACGTAAGTCGAAATATGGTTTAATAAAGTCAGGTTCTGTCTTAGGATCAGAACAAGAAATTTCGTCTGGTTTAGGATGGAAACGAGTAAAATTAGCTACTACTTCTTCCATTAACGACATAGCTTTTTCCTCACCACAATACTTAGCTAATTGACCACCTTGTACTGTTGATACTACTAATTTGCCATCTGACCAACCACCAGCACCTAGCATACCAGTCATTACCTCTTCAGGTAAGCGATTAATCGGATCATTTCCTTTATCAATAATTGTGATTAGGCTACCATCATAGCCATTATCTACTAATTTGGTTGCAGCATTAATACCTGCAACACCTGCTCCAATAATTACAATTTTTTTCATATCTATAAATTTAAGTTATTATTTTGACATTTCCAAATGTAAGGTGGCCCACCTTTGAGGGTGCGCCACAGCTGCATTAATATTTTCGATGCGACAGGCTATGAATCTGTCTATATGTTATTTATTTTCCCAAGGATACCATTGGTTTAACCCCTTTAATACATCTTTACAAACTGCTAATATAGTAGTTGGATTAGATCCTCTTTCAGGTGCTATATCTAAAGATTCAAGAAACTTCTTAAAAGCTACTTCAAATTCATTATCAGTCATTGTACTACCATCACTATGTCTGATAACTAGTATTTCTTCATTTAATTGAGATTCGTTTATAACGCCAGCTAATTGCTGCATTCTTTTTGTTTCGTTAATTTGTGTTTTCATATCTATAAATATTATTGGAAGAATGTTTTAATATTTGCTAACTCAATCATTCTTTTTACTTCGTCCATTTGTTGATCTTCACTATTACCTGCTACTAAAGTATCATATTCAGCCATTGTTAGTGTCTTTCCAGTTTCGCTTAATGAAATTGCTTTTTCAGCTACGTTATGTAAATCCATATCGGTTTTAGCGTCTTCGCGAGCGTATTCTAATAAACGAATAAATAATGGTATGTCTAATGTTACTTTATCTGATGGATTAAATGTTGCCATATTATTTGATTTGGGGATTCATATCACTTGATGTGAATGTATTTATTTTTATTAAACGGTTATTTACTACGTCTGCTATTTCATCTGAATTGAATAGTACATAATTTCCTTGTTTTGCTTTTGTATCAATATATATCATCTTATCTATTTCTTCTTTAGTAAAATAATTTAATATATAAATTTTATTTAAAGCTTCTCTAACTTTTGGTTGGCTAATTATTATGTC